ACAAGCGTTAAATTAGATAGCGGAACTGTTATTGCATATTCATTATGAGTATTGCTTCTGCTCTAAAAAAAGCAGCTTCTAAAGCATTAAAAAAGCTTGGAGGAGATGTAACTATAAGACAAGTTACAGCGGGTTCATATAATACAACTACAGGAGCTATTACTGAATCTACTTCTGATACAACTATAAAAGGAGTTTTAAGTAATGTTACAAGAAACGAAGTAAATAATTTAATAGAATCTCAAGATAAAAGGCTTACTATATCTGCAGGCGATTTAAGTTTTGTACCAACTACAAAAGATAGAGTTTTAATAAGTAATGTTGAATTTAAAATAGTCCAGGTAATTCAAAATGAACAAAATAATACAGCTATTAGTTTTGATCTTATTCTGAAGTAAGCATGACAAGAAGAATTAGACTAGATCAAATAGATGATGTTATGAGAGAAGCAGTTGTAGATTTAGTAAAAGCAACTACTTTAGAATGGACTCGAAGAGTTAAAAAAGCTACACCAGTTAGAATTGTTTATGAAGGAGAACCTAAGGGAGGAGGAGATTTAAGAAATGCCTGGCAAACTCAAATTAAACCATTTAATGGAACAATAATAAATAATTTACCTTATGCAGAACCTGTTTGCTATGGAGTTAATTTACCGCCTAGTTGGAAAGGAGTTTATAGAACTAGACAAAGAACAGTTAAAGGTTATCCAGAACTTATAGGAAAAGAATTAAATACTTATGTTGCTAGACAATATGCAAAAATACTAAGAAAAAGTTAAATGGCTGCTACAGATTTAAACACAGTTAGATCAACTATTGAAGCTAGATTAGCAACTGAATTAGCTTCAAGTCCTGCTATACCAGTAGTTTTTAGTAATATGGCTTTTGATTCTACAACTGAAGATACTTTTGTAACTTGTGAAGTAAGTTTTGGAACTCAAGAAAATATTTCTATGGGCGATTCTTCTAGTGCTAATAATTTTATAAACGGATTGCTAACTTTAGATATATTTACAGAAGAAGGAATAGGAGCTGGAGCTAATTTTACAATTGGCAAAAGATTAAGAGACTTATACAATAGAGTCACAGTTTCTAATGTAATTTTTGATTCACCTATTGGACCTGAAATTTTACAATCAAGTCCTGAAGGTAAATTTCAAACACAATTGAGAATTACTTTTGAAACATTTGAAGAATTTTAATTATGACTATTGAATTTACAGAAGAAATGCTTGATGCTATTGAAGCAGTAAAAGGAAATAGAAATCCTAATTATTGGGACGCAAGATGCAGGCGATATATGGAAAATTCAAAAAATTCTAAAAAAGATGCAAAAAAACCTGAAAAAGGTTAATCTTATATAAATAATTCTTTTTTTTGTTATGTCTGCTATCAAGGGTGATGTAGGTAAAATTATGTTTGAAAATGCGGGAGGCACAGAAGCCGACGTAGGACAAACTAGAGCTTGGTCTTTATCTATTACTAAAGATACAATGGAAACTACAAAACAAGGAGATACATTTAAATCTCGTGTAGGTGGTTTAATTGATGGTTCTGGAACTGCAGAACTTTTATATAATCCTAGTGAAACAGGCGCAGGTTATACAACTTTTATTGATGATATTTTAACTACAGGCGATAGTGGAGATGCTTTATTTGAGTTATTTCCTGATAGAGATACATCAGCTAAAAAAATAAGTTTTGCTGGAATTATTACTAATGCAGAATATGGTGCAACACTTGGAGAAATTCAAGTTATAAATATTACATTTGAAACAAACGGTACCATTACTTCAGCAATTTAGGTAAGTTTAAAGAACCAACCCTAAATTTTTATGGCAACAAAAAGAACTATTGATTTGCTTACGGAATCGTATAGCGATCAAATGACTAATAGAAGAAAATTTGAATTTAAAAATTCAAACGGTGAAAAAATTTTAGATTTATACTTTAAACCTTTAACAAGAGAAGATAGAATTAGAGCCCAACAGACAGCAACAGATGATCCCACAGGTTTAAAAATAACTACTCAATTACTTTGTGAAAAAGCAGAATTAGAAGATGGAACTAGAGCTTTTCATACAGCTGATGCACCAAATTTACAAAGAGAACTACCTGAAAAAGTTTTAAATGATTTAGAGCTTTTTATGTTTGATATTAAATTAAATATAGATCAAGCAAAAAACGAATTAAGCGAGACAACTGGTTAAATTTTGAGTTTTTTCTCGCTACTGAATTAGGAAAAACAATAAATGAACTTAGAAGTTCTATATCTGAAGAAGAACTAATATATTGGGCTGCTTACTATGAAAATAAAAGAGAAAACGAAAAAAAAGAATATGATCGCCAAAAAGCAAGAAAAAGGTAAAATAGAATAAATAGTTTTTAAATTGTGGCAGAAAGTATTGTAAGACTAAGAGTAGATGCTTCTGGAGCCACAAGAGCATTACAAGGAGTACAAAGACAAACAAACCAATTGCAAAATGCTTTTGGTGGATTAAGAACAGCTATAGCAGGAGTAGGAATAGGTTTTTTAGCTAAACAAACAATATTTGCTGCTGCTAATTTTGAAAAACTAAATCAGCGTTTAAAACTTCTTACTAAAGAAAACGGTACTTTTGAAGCAAGTTTAGATCTAGCTAGAGAAGCACAGCAGAAATTTGGTTTAAGCACTTCAGAATCTTTAGAAGCAGTAACCCAATTAACAGCAAGATTAGGTCCTTTAGGAGTTGGCTTTGAAGATATTTCAACAATACTAATAGGTTTTAATACAGCAGCTATTACCTCTGGTGCGTCTATGGACGAACAGAGAAATGCAATGATTCAGCTGACTCAGGCTTTAGGTTCTGGTGTTTTAAGAGGAGATGAATTTAATAGTATTTCAGAGCAAATGAATACAATATTACCTGCTGTAGCACGAGTAATGGGAGTTGAAACAGGTGAATTAAGAAAAATGGCTGCACAAGGATTAATAACAAAAGATGTGATGATAGAAGCTTTTCAACTTATTGCTAAAGAAAGCGGAGGAATGCTTAAAGAACTTATTAAAAATGATCCAACAATGGTATTTAAAGTTCTTGGAAATGAAGCAGAAGCATTATCTATAGCTATAGGTCGATTATTAGCGCCTGTAGTTTTAGATGCAACTAAGCTATTAACTAAATTAATTTCAGAATTAACAAGCTTTTTAGAATCAGAAGCAGGACAGGTAACTTTAGCTTTTGTAGGTATTGCAGCAGGAGTAAAAGCATTATCAATTGCTATACCTGCTGTAGTTGGAACTTTATCTACATTTATTGTCCAGGCACAAGTAACAGCTGCTTCTTCTGCTTTAGCTGCTACTGGTTTAAAAGGTATGGCTGCTAGTTCATTTTTAGCTGCAGGCGGTATTACTAAAGCGACAGTAGCTTTAACTGCTTTTAAAATGGCTTTGGCAAAAACTGGTATAGGTTTAGCTGTTATTGCATTTGGTGCTTTTGCTACTGAAATCTTAAAAGTTATTAATGCACAGAAAGAGTTTAATAGAGTTTTAGAAGAAGGAACTGTTGCTCAAACAAAAGCCTTGATAGAAGAAACTGAACAAAAAATTGCAAAATTAACAGAAAGTCTAGAAAAGAAAAATATTGTAACAGATTTTTTTGCTGAAATGTTACATGGTGTAGGCAGCACACATATGGCTCAACATGAAATAGATCTATTAGAAAAAAAATTAGAAAAATTACAAAATAGATTAACTAAAGCTGGATTTGAAGAAATGGATAGACAGGTTCAATCTTCTGCTAAAGCACTTAGAGAACAGAATAAAAGTTTAGCTAAGAATTTAGAAATTAATGCAGAGGTTACAGAATTACAAAAATTAGAAAAAGAACATGAATTGGCAATTGCTGAAATAATTGAAGAACATGGAGTTGTTCGCGGTCAGGAATTAATACTTTTACAGAACGGAAATTTTGAACTAAAAAAACGAGGCTTGCAAATGAAAGAAAATCAAAAAGATGCGGAAAAGTTGAAAGATGCTTTTAAACAGATTGGAGATAATATTGCAACAGGTATTACTGATGCATTAGTTGGTGCTATTCAAGGAACTAAGAGTTTAGGTGAAGCAGCTAAATCAATTGTTAATGATCTGGCAACTTCTTTATTAAGACTTGGCATAAATACACTTTTAGGAAAAGTTTTTGGATTTGGAATATTTGGTGGCGGTGGCGGTGGCGGTGGTACCTTACCAGCTTCACCAATAATGGTTGCAGCTAATGGTGGTTTTATTCCTGGAGGCAGACCTTCACTTGTAGGAGAAAAAGGTCCTGAATTATTTACGCCTGCAAGAGGGGGATTTGTTACTCCAAATAGTATGCTTGGCATGGGTGGAAATATTAATATTAATGTAGCTGTAGATGCAGGAAGTTCAGAAACTACATCAGATGCTAGTAGAGGGAAAGAACTTGGCGTAGCTTTAGCTGGTGCTATACAATCTGAATTAATAAAACAAAAAAGACCAGGCGGTTTATTAGCAACTTAAATGGCAACTTTTCCATCAATTACACCAACATATACAGGATTTTCTAAATCAACAGAACCTGCTGTAAGAACAGTAAGATTTGCAGATGGATTTGAACAGAGAATATTTTTTGGTTTAGCTAGTAACCAAATAATGGAAAGATATAATTTAAATTTTGAATTATCTGAAACTGAAGCAGATGTTGTAGATGCTTTTTTAACAAGTAGAGCAAGAGATCAGGCAAGTTTTACTTTTACACCGCCAGGAGAAGGTTTATCTAAAACTGGTACATATTCACAATCTGGAACTACAGTAACTATTACTATTACTAATCATGGAGTAGCTTTAAATGATGTTTTAACAATAGATTATACTTCTGGTTCTGCTACTGATGGTTCTTTTGCTGTTGCTTCTATAACTAGCGATAATGTTTTTACTGTAACTGCAGCTTCTAGCGCTACTAATAGCGGAAATGTATCTATTACTTTGTCAGGTGCAAAACAATTTGTTTGCGAAGGCTGGAAAAAAAGTATTCCCTATAATAATAGAGCTACAATTTCAGCAACTTTTAGACAAGTTTTTGAACCATGAGTACAGATAAAATTGTTAGTGAATTACAAAGCACTAATCCATCTGCAATTATTGAATTATTTACTTTAACTTTAGATAATACTTTGCATGGAGCTACAACTACTTATAGATTTCATGCTGGAACAAGTTTAAAAGAAAATGGAGATATTATATGGGCAGGAAATACATATACTAAATTTCCAGTAGAAGCAGAAGGTTTTAAATATGGAAAAGGTCAGCTTCCTAGACCTACATTAACTTTTAGTAATGCTTTAGGAACTATTTCTGCTATTTTGCTTGTAGTAAATGGAGTAACTACCGGAAATGATTTAACTGGAGCAACTGTAGTAAGAATAAGAACTAAAGCTAAATTCCTTGATGCAGCTAATTTTCCTAGTAATGTAAATCCATTTGGAACTCCTGATAGTACAGCAGAATATAAACAAGAAATATTTGTAATAGATAGAAAATCAGCAGAAAATAGAACAGTTGTACAATTTGAACTTGCAGCTGCTATAGATATGGCAGGAGTTCGAGCACCAAAGCGTCAATGTACTCGGGCAGAATTTCCTAGTATTGGTTTAGTTACAGGCTAATGTGGAAACAAAAAGCATTATTACATGCAAAAAAAGAAGATCCTAAAGAATCAGTAGGAGTTTTATTAAATATAAAAGGGAAAGAAAAATATTTTCCCTGTAGAAATTTATCAATGAACAGTAATCAATGTTTTATATTAGATCCTGAAGATTACGTAAAAGCTGATAATTTAGGCGAAATAATAGGTATAGTACATTCACACCCGACAACACCTCCAGAGCCTTCTGAAGCCGATAGAGTATCATGTGAGCATAGTAATTTAAAATGGTATATAGTAAACCCTAAGACTGAAACTTGGGGATATTGCGAACCTTGTGGATTTAAACCACCTTTAAGAGGTCGGCAATGGGTATGGGGATTACAAGACTGTTATTCGTTAGTTAGAGATTGGTATAAACAAGAAAAAAACATAGAACTAAAAGACTGGCAAAGACCAACAACACCAGAAGAATTTTTATTAAATCCTATGTTTGAACAATGTGCCTGGAGAACTGGATTTAGGGAATTAAGATCAGATGAAAAATTAATTAATGGTGATCTTTTATTTATGTCTATAGGTTCTCCTGGATTAAATCATGTAGCTATTTTTTTAGATGGAGATGTTTTACATCATTTAGCAGATAGACTATCTTGTAAAGAGCCATATTCGGAGTGGCTTTTAAAATGTACTGGTAAGAGGTTGCGTTATGCTTCGTAAAATCAAACTTTACGGTGACTTAGCAAATCAAGTAGGCCATAAAGAATTTGAAAATATTAAAGTTCATAATGTAGCAGAAGCAGTAAGTTTTTTAATAAATAATTTCCCACATTTAGAAAAATATATGTCAGATAAATATTATAAAATTATTGTAAATAATGAAGATATTGAACAAAATGAATTACATGATCCTATAGGTAAATCTGATATTTCTTTTGTACCTGTTATAAGTGGATCTGGAGGTAACGTTGGAAAAATTTTTTTAGGTGTAGCTTTAATTGGATTATCTTTTACTCCAATGGGTGCAGGATTATTTGCAGGAGGTTCAGGAGCAGGATTAGCAGGAGGAGGTGGTTTGATGGGTGCAACTGGACTTTATGCTGCAGGAGCTTATGGTTCTGCTGCTTTAGGTTTAATTGGTGCAAGTATGGTTTTAAGTGGTGTTAGTGGAATGTTATTTCCAATGCCTAAACAGCCTGAATTTTCTAGTGAAAGTGATCCAAGAATTTCTTTTAGTTTTTCAGGTACTCAACAAACTAGCCGAGCAGGAACTCCAGTACCTATTGTATATGGAGAAATTTTTACAGGCTCTGTTGTGATTTCTGGTGGTATTGATACGGAGCAAGTTCAAGCATGACTAATAAAAGAAAAATTATTCGTGGTTCAGGCGGACCTCCACCACCACCTACACCAAGACAGCCTACAAGAACTCCTGATACGCTTCACAGTAAGCAATTTGCAACATTTCTTGATTTAATTAGTGAAGGAGAAATTGAAGGAAGTGCTACTGCTTCGAAAGAAGGAATAACAGATAAAACATCTACAGCGTATATAAATGCGTATTTAAAAGACGTATTTCTTAATGATACGCCTGTTTTACAGGCATCTGCAGATTCATCAAATCCAGCAGATACAGATTTTAATTTTCAAAATGTAACTTTTACTCCGCGTTTTGGCACTGCAAATCAAACAAAAGTTGATGGTATTGAAAGTTCTTCTTCAATAACTCCTGTTGGAGTAACAGTAACAGCTTCTTCACCAGTAACAAGACAAATTACAAATTCAAATGTTGATCGAATTAAAGTAACAATAAGTTTTCCTCAATTACAAAAAGCAACAACAGAAGGTGATCTTTTAGGCTCGTCTGTTCAATTAAAAATTGCTGTTCAATATAATTCAGGCGGTTTTACAGATGTTATTACAGATACAATTACAGGTCGAACTGCAGATGCGTATCAAAAAGATTATTCAGTAAAAATTACCGGTTCTTTTCCTGTTGATATAAGAGTTTCAAGAGTAACTGCAGACTCAACAGATTCATCTTTAATTGATTCTTTTCAATTTGCTAGTCTGGCAGAAATAATAGATGATGCAAGTACTTATGCAAATTCAGCATATAACGCTATAAGGCTTGATTCTCAGCAGTTTAGTTCTATTCCACGCCGAAAGTTTCGTATTCGGGGCATTAAAGTAAGGATTCCTGGAGCAGGAGCATCTAGCTCTGGTACTCCTACTGTAGATAATACAACTGGCAGAATTATCTATCCAGATGGATATATTTTTAATGGTGTTATGGGTTCTGCTGTCTGGTGTTCTTGTCCAGCAATGATTCTTCTTGATTTGTTAACAACTGAAAGATATGGATTTGGTACTCATATTACAGATAGTTCAATTGATTTATTTTCTTTTGTAACTGCTAGTAAGTTTGCAAATACACTTGTTGATGATAATTTAGGAGGACAGGAAGCAAGATTTTCTTGCAATGTTAATATACAATCTTCTAGCGAAGCATTTGATCTTATTAATGAATTAGCTGGAGTAATGAGAGCAATGCCTATCTGGTCAACAGGTAGTGTTTTATTAGCTCAGGATTCACCTAAAGATGCTTCTTTTATATTTTCTTTAGCTAATGTTTCTAGCGATGGTTTTAACTATACAGGTTCAAGTTTAAAACAACGACATTCAGTTATTTCAGTTTCATATTTTAATATGGATTCTCAAGAAATAGATTTTGAAATTTTTGAAAATACTTCATTAATAAATAAAATTGGAACTGTTGTAAAACAAGTAAAAGGTTTTGGGTGTACAAGTAGAGGACAGGCTCAAAGATTAGCAAAAGCTATTTCATTTTCTGAAGGTAATGAATCTGAAATTTGTACTTTTACAACTTCTTTAGAAGCAGGACTTTTAGTGCGTCCTGGAGCTGTTATTGAAATTAACGATCCTGTTCGTGCAGGCGTTAGACGTGGAGGAAAACTTTCAGCGGTTAGTTCTACTACTGTAGTTACAGTTGATGATACACAGTTTACAGATTTACCTACTACAGATAGTCCAACATTAACTTTAGTTTTACCTGATGGAACTATAGAAACTAAAGATATTTCTGATATTTCAAATGGCGTTATTACTGTAAGTTCAGCTTTTTCACAGACACCTAACGTAGGTACAAATTATTTAATACAAAATACTACAGTACAAGCTCAAAAATTTAGAGTAATTACAGTAGAAGAAATTGATGGAATAAATTATACAATTACTGCTCTATCTTATATAAATGAAAAATACGCATTTATTGAAGATGGATCAACTTTATCTACAAGAACAGTTTCAAAATTAAATAACTTACAACCACCACCTTCTAACCTTTCTGCTATTGAAACTATTGTTCCAATTAATAATCAAGCAGTTTCTAAAATATTTTTAAGTTGGCAACCAATAAATGGTGTTATTGAATATCAAGTTAATTATAGATATGAAAATGGAAATTTTGTATCTGAAAAAGTTTCAAGACCTGATTTTCAAATAATAAATAGTCAACTTGGTACTTATGAATTTCAAGTTTTTAGTTATAACGTTAATGGACAACTTTCAGCAACTTCTAATGATTTAACTTTTGAAGCGGTTGGAAAAACTGCTGTTCCTCAAGATGTTACGAATCTAACAATAGAACCTGTAAATGACCAATTTGTAAGAATCCGTTTTGATAAAGCTACAGATGTAGATGTAACACACGGGGGAAACGTAGTAGTAAGACATTCAAGCAAAACAGATGGTACTGGTACTTTTACAAATTCTGTTGACTTAATCCCTGCTCTACCCGGATCTGTCAGCGAAAGTTTGATACCTGCTATTGATGGAGAGGTAATTTTAAAATTCCGCGATGATGGAGGACGTCTTAGTGATGGAGAAGCATCAATTATTGTTACTTCACCTGATCCCTTACCTAAACTTACAGTTATTCAAGATAGAGAAGATACTGATTCGCCGCCTTTTGCGGGTACAAAATCTGATTGTTTTTTTAGTGATGAAGTTAATGGTCTTGTACTTGGTTCAACTACTACTTTAGATTCTGTCAGCGATTTTGATTTAATTGGAAATTTAGACTTTCTAGGTGCTGTTGACCAAACAGGAGGAACTTATGACTTTGCAAACGTTCTTGATTTAGGAGGAAAACAACCACTTAAATTAAAACGACACATGGTTACACAAGGCTTTTATCCAGCAGATTTAATAGATAGCAGAACAGCAAATATAGATACCTGGACAAACTTTGATGCTGCAACCGCTTTTGATGTTAATGCACGTTTACTTGTTGCAACAACTGATGATGACCCTTCGAGCGGATCTGCAACTTTTTCATCTTTTCAACCTTTTGCAAATGGAACATATGTAGGAAGGGGTTTTAAATTTAGGGCTGAATTAACAACAAATGACCCTGCACAAAGTATAGAAATCGATCAACTAGGATATACAGCTGAACTTGAAAGAAGAACCGAAACAGTTAATAGTCTTATTGCAAGCGGTACTTCTACTAAAGCTATAACTTTTACAAATACATTTTTTACAGGTACTTCTGATTTAGGAGGTTCTACAACTGCATATCTGCCAACAATAGGAATTGTTATAGAAAATGCACAATCTGGTGATTTTTTCAGCTTATCTAATATTTCAGGTACTGGTTTCTCTATTGATATAAAAAATGGATCAAGTTTTGTTAATAGAAATTTTAAATATACTGCAGTTGGTTTTGGTCGAGGATCTTAAATTGTGATACCCTTAAATAAAAATACATAGAACATGGCAACGCACGATTACGTTATTGATAATAGTACAGGAGCTAATGTAAGATCTGATATAAATAATGTATTAGCTGCAATTGTAAGTAATAATTCATCTTCATCTGAACCCTCTACAAAATATGCTTATCAGTGGTGGGCTGATACAAACGAAGGTGTTTTAAAAATAAGAAATAGTGCTAATAATGGTTGGGTTACTCTATTACAATTAGATGGAACATTAACTCTAGAAGATGGTTCTGCAAGCGCACCTGCTTTAGGTTTTCGTGATGATTTAGATACTGGTATTTTTTCAAGTGCAGCAAATAATTTAGATATTGCTACAGGAGGATCTGTAAGAGCAAATATAAGTTCGACAGGCTTGAACGTAACAGGAACAGTTACAGATGATGGGGCAGTACATGATGGCAATGTTGATTTAAATGGCAATATTGATGTTTCTGGAACTTCAACATTAAATGGTGCAACAACTTTTACTGATGATGTTACTTTTGATGGTGCTACTGCTGGAAGAGATATTGTTTTTGACAGATCAGATAATGCTCTTGAATTTGCTGATAATGCAAGTGCAGTTTTTGGAGCAGGTTCAGATTTAACAATTACTCATGATGGTACTGACAGCAAAATCACAAGTGTAACAGACGATTTAATAATTTCTAGTGATGGTGATGATCTAATTCTTATGGCAGAAGATGATGTGGTTATAAAAGATAATGGCGGTTCAAATATTTTGGCACAGTTTATTAATGGTGGAGCTAATGAGTTATACCATAATGCAACAAAGAAATTTGAAACTGCTTCAGGAGGTATAAGTCTTACAGGAGGAGCAGCAGCAAACGTCACAGCCCTTTCTGATGGGGCAACAATAACAATTGATATGGCTACAGCTTGTCATCACTCAGTAACACTAGGAGGTAACAGAACTTTTGCAGCACCAAGTAACCAAGTTGTAGGTCAGGCAGGTTCAATATTTATTACACAAGATGGCACAGGTTCCAGGACAGCTTCGTTCAATAGTGCATTTAAATTTGTTGGTGGTACAGCGCCTACACTTACAACAACTGCTTCAGCAGTAGATCGAATTGACTACATAATTTTATCGAGTAACGTAATTCATTGCGCAGTTTCATTAGACGTTAAGTAATGCCATTTTTTGACCCAATAAGAATCGGATCCTCTGGTGCAGTCTCTGATTTTACAATAGATCGAAGTATAAGATTAAATGATGCAGATACTCCATTTTTGCAAAGAGGTGTAAGCAGTGCCAGTAATAGAAAAACATTTACATATAGTGTCTGGTGTAAACGAACAGAAAATTCAAGCACTTATAGCGGAAACGCAGCAAATTGTCTTTTCTATCAAGGGGATACTTCGGGCAATGAATTTTTTATGCTTACTTTTAATGGTGAAGATAAAATTTTTCTTCAACAATATGATTACCCGACTAATCAAGGTAGAAAAGTAACGACACAAGTATTTAGAGATCCTAGTGCTTGGTATCACATAGTCTTAAGAGTTGATACTACAAATTCAACTGCTGATGATAGGCTTAGACTTTATGTAAATGGAGAACAAGTAACTGATTTTGTTACTAACGATGGTACAACATCACAAAATTTAGATACTTGGGTTAATGATACAACTTTCGATCAATATATAGGCAAAGCTGGATATAACAACTTATATATGGACGGTTATTTAGCAGAAATAAATATGGTTGATGGCAGTTCATTAGCCCCTAGTTCTTTTGGAGAAACAAATTCAGAAACAGGGCAATGGGTACCAATAGACACATCAGGATTAACTTTTGGAACAAATGGTTTTAGATTGAAATTTTTAGATAATTCAGGCACAACTGCAACCACATTAGGCAAAGATTCAAGTGGTAATGCAAATAACTTTACACCTAATAATTTTTCTGTAGCAACTGGTATAGGTAATGATTCTGTTACTGATACTCCAACTAACAATTTTTGCACATTAAATTCAGTAGATATGTCTGGCAATGCTCTGGAACAAGCTAATTTGCAAGGTGGTACAGCAGGGACTGCAGGTTGGAGACATACACGTTCTACCTTTGCTTTGCCTTCAAGTGGTAAATGGTATTGGGAATATAAACTTCCTGATGCATCATCTGATGGAAGTAATGGTCACATGATGGGGGTTGCTTATTCTAATTTAGGTTTTACGCAAGATATAAATTCAGATTCAACTGGTCTTTATGGTAGACAGGGAGATAGTAAGTACAACAATAGCAGCAGTAGTCCAGTTACAGGAAGTCATTTCACAACAATCGCTAACAATGACATTATACAATTTGCCTATGATGCAGATTCTCAAAAACTTTATACAGGAAAAAATAACACATGGGAACTTAGCGCCGATCCTTCTGCAGGGTCAAATCCAAACTGGACAAGTGTTGCGTCTGGTGGCTTTCCTATGGTTGGTAGTTATGGTTCAAGTAGATATGTCACTGTAAATTTTGGACAACAGGGATTTGTATATACACCACCAACAGGATTTAAAGCACTTAGTTCACAGAACCTACCAGATCCAACAATTTTGTTACCTGCAAGTCATTTTAACACTTTAGTTTTTACTGGAAACCAAAGTACAAATGCACAGACAGGATTAGACTTTCAACCTGATTGGATTGTTTATAAAGCCTTAAATCCTGAAACAGGACATGGAGAAACAAAATTGCATGATTCAGTTAGAGGACCAACAAAAGGAAGTGCTATAAGACCATACAATAATGAAACACCACCAGCAGAAGTAACAAATTCAGCATACTTAGTTTCATTTGATTCAAATGGTTTTACTGTTGGAAATGATAGTGTTTATAACAATTATCAAACTTATAACCAAACTGGTAGAACTTATCAAGCACTTTGTTGGAATGGAGGTGATTCAGAGGGAAAAACTTATACAGTAACAGTTGTAAGTGATTCGGGCAATAAATATAGATTTGATGGTTATGGAACGTCTGCTGTAACTCTTGATCTTGCAGAAGGTGGCACTTACATATTTAATTATCCATCAGCCCACCCATTAAAGTTTTCTACAACATCAGATGGTACTCATGGCGGTGGTTCAGAATATACAACAGGAGTCACGCACAATAGCTCAACACAGGTAACGATAGTTGTTCCAGCTTCCGCCCCTACTCTTTACTATTACTGTTCAATACATAGTGGAATGGGAGGACAGGTAAATACAAACTCAACTCTTGGATCAAGTAATTTTGATGGTTCAATACAATCTACAGTAAAAGCAAATACAACAGCAGGGTTATCAATACTTACTTACACCGGTACAGGTTCAGCAGGAGCTACTGTTGGACATGGATTAGGAGTTACTCCACAAGTAATTATTATAAAAAATAGAACATTAACAACTGGAAACTTCTGGTGTACTTATCATCATAAATCTTTTAATAGTGCTTCTGATCCAAATATGTTATATCTAAACCAAAATGCACCAGAAGCAGATGATACTAATGTTCTTGGTACAAGTGTAACTATAGATTCTTCAAAATTTAGTCTTGGTGATTACAATGGCAGTAATTACAATGGTGGCGGACATTTTGCTTACTGTTTTAATGAGGTTGAAGGTTATAGCAAGTTTGGAATTTATAATGCAAATTCAAGTAGTAATGGCCCCTTTGCTTTTTGTGGCTTCGAGCCCGCATTTCTCCTAATAAAGCGCAAAACTTCTGGTGATAATAATCCCTGGATTGGTTATAACAATGTAAGAAATCCTTTTAACCAAGTAAACAATCAAATGGTTTGGAACACTACAGAACATGAAAATATTGATGCGGATAATTGTAATTTAGACTTTCTTTCTAATGGATTTAAATTAAGAAATTCAGATGGAACTTTTAATAATAGCACCAATAATGGTCAATATATATTTTTAGCTTTTGCGCATTCACCTTTCAAAAATGGAAGAGCAAGGTAAAATAGTATTATGGCATTTAAATTAAACGGAAACACATTACCTCTTGATGTTCCTTTTACAAATAAGGACATCAATTATCCTGCTAACTGGTTAAGACTAGCAACAGCACAGGAAAGAAAAGACATTGGTATTACTGAAGTTGATGATCCTGTTTCTTATGATGAAAGATTTTATAATACTGATGGTTCAGCGAAACCTTTAGATGATGCAGATTTTTTAGATAAAGATGGTAAAACTGTTACTGGAATTAATGGTGAAAAAATTATTTTAAAAGGTGTAAAAACAATTTTAAAAAATCAAGAAAAATATCAAGCTGGACAACTTCTTAAAAAATATGATTGGTATGTTGTACGAAAAGCTGAAAAATCTACTGCAATTCCTACAGAAATATCAACTTATCGTGATGCTGTACGAACAGCTTGTGATACTCGTGAAAAAGAAATAGATGCTTGTTCTGATACAGCAGCTTTAGTTACTCTGTTTGGTTCTACTTTTGATAGTGATGGTAATTGGGTCAAAGATAATATTACACAATATCCAAAGGATCCTAACGCTTAGATTCCTGCATCTGTCTTGTCATTAAACCCATAGTGACGTAAAGAGGCGATAAGGCTACAATAAGCAGTAATACAAGCACACTTGAAAAAGATAGTGCTTTCAAAATTGCAAATTTAATCATGTTTCAAAAAATTGCTAATATTCTTAGCATTGTTTCTTTTTTAATGGTAGCTTCTATGAGTGGTGGAGCATACTTAGGTTATAAATATGTAACTTCAGAAAATTTCAAAGCTAGAGTTATGAATGAAATTTTAGGTAATGTTCAGGGTATGATGCCTAATGTTTTAGATAAATCTATTCCACAAAAAACAGAACCTGCTTTACCTATATTTCCTTCTAAATGAGTGAAATATCTCGTTTTAATATAAATAAAGTAAATATTTTTGAAATTCCTATCTGGAAAACAAATATTCCTATTCTAGATCAGATATATAAACCCGTAGTAGATTATCCTGGCTGTGTTCGTGTACATAGAAATAATAAAACAAGTTTAATTGATAGTTCTTTAGATCAATATGGAACTTATACAGAATGCGGTAATTTTAGTATTCCTAGTTATGAACCTCTTGAATATAATCCTAATGAATTTAAATATGTTCAATCAGAGCAACCTAAAAATCAGAAACAAGAAATAAAAGAATCTAAAGTAGAACCTCCTAAATATTCTCCAGAACCTAAAGATAAAGATAAAAAATTTGTAGAGTGTCCAGGACCAGAAAACCAAAGATTAGGAGATTATCGTAACGAATTTAAACTAGAACGTGTTTCAGGCCATGAAAGAAGTAAAGATGGAACTAAATGTATTACTCTTTATGAGGAAGTTCCGTTTATCGAACAATACATACCAAATACT